TTAAAGATTATTAAAGAACGTGAAGTTCGAACGATTGAAGGGGTTATTGCACTAATGCCATGTTCTAAACCAACATTTTATGATCATTTTCCAGTAGAATCTGACGAATTTAACAGTATTAAAAGAGAATTAAATAAAAAAAAGGTTGAGGGGAAAGAAAGATTAATACGTATGATGGGGTCAATTACTCATGGTTCACCTGCTGAACGTATTTTTCTTTACAAACTATGGGCGGACAAAGAAGAGAAAGAGGCTATCTATGATACAAGCATTAAGGCCAAGATCGAAACACCTAAACATGAAATAACATTAAATTTATTAAAAGATGATGAACAAAAATTAATTGAAGATAAAAAAGAAAGCGAGGAATAAAAATGATAAAAACAACACAGAGGCATATTAATATTGTTAGTGAATTAAGAGATCGGGCCATTAGGGATAAGTCACAATTAGACAGTGCATTACTACAAGATGAAAAAGAGCGTTTTGCTGTTGCTATTGCGGGGCTAGAGACAACGAGAAAGCGAATGATGATTGATCTATTGGAACAAGAAAAGCAGAACGTTACAGAGGAATTGGACAAGTTGAATGGTTGATATAATTTTAGATGATCTATGGTCAAGTATTGATTTATTGATTACGCTATCGATTTATACGTTGGCCGTTGGAATCAATCTTCTGTTTGCTTTTCGTGTAATGTACATGGTGAAGCAAAACAAAGACCCCATCAAAGCTTTAAAAAAAGAGGAAAAGAACAATACATTGCGTGACGTTTTAATCAATCAAAAGGAATACAACGATATCAATGGAATTTAAATTAAAGGTTAACAAACGTTACAAGCTAAATGACGGTAACGAATACGTTTTAATTGGAACTTATGGCAACCTTGCCACATGTAAAAACAAATTTGTTGTTCTTGTAGACGATATTCGGTGGAAACGCAAAACACTGACAATTCAAGATTTTTATGAACAAGTAAAATGATAGCAACACTCAACTATAACCAATCAGTCATATTCAATACTGTTTTCAATGAAAATATGACAATGAAGAAAGATTGCCCAAGAGAGATCGCTTTCTGGGGTGGTTATGGATCAGGTAAAAGTTGGGTTAGCATATTATTGGCTTATTATTTATGCCATTATCATGAGGGCGTACAGTTATTAATGACCAGATACAGCTATCGGCAGCTTAAGGATACATGCATAGTGCAATTTCTTGAAGCGTTCCCCCCAGATGAATATGGGTATACCCACATGAAAGCAGATCATGAGTTTCATTTTTCGAATAATAGCAAAATCATTTTTAGATCGTTTGATGACCCAAGGAAGATTCTGTCTAGTAGTTATGATGCCGTTATTATGTGTCAGGCCGAAGAATTGAAAGAAGAACACTTTTTAGGTGCGTTAGGTCGTATGAGAGGCACGGCTTTACCGGTTAAGTTGATATTTACTGAAGGAAACCCTCGGTATGGATGGTGCAAGAAACGTTATCATGACAATGCCCCACCAGAAGATTGTTTATATATTCGGGCGACAACATACAGCAATAGGCAAAACTTACCTAAAGACTACATTCAAAATATGGAAGAGAACTTTCCACCAAGTTACATTCAGCAGTTTCTTGAGGGTAATTGGGATTCAACACAGAATGCGGTATATGACCAATTAATGAGTCATCACATTATACCTAGGCAACAGATACACAATTATTGGTATAAGTGTATTGGGCTTGATCATGGAACACGTGTTGATACTAGCATTGTGTTTATGGCAAAGGATGAGTCAGGGCGTGTATACATATATGATGAATGGCACAAACCACATCCCACAGTCAACGAAATTGTGCAAGCGTGTAACCGATACGGACCACAGCCAATTATTGCCGATTACAGCATGAAAGTACAAGATCGTGACTATGGCTCATGGTGGCGAGACTTGCAATCACATGGCCTAAATCTCATCGAGGCAGTCAAAGAAAAGTCAGGGAATATCTTATTGGTCAATCAATTATTGTTTCAGAACAAGTTATTGTTTTTTAATAATATTCCATACGTCATTGATCAGCACAAAAACTACATGTACGTGGACAAGCTACACGCTAACGATGATCAATTCAAAGTAGTTAAAAAGAACGACCATTCATGCGATGCCGTTCAATATGCGGTTAGGCATTTAAAAACTGTTGAAGTTAAGAACCCAAGTGCTAAATGGGCGATGATTAATGATGGGCTTACACTAGATGACTATGTGAAAGGTAAAGTTTAAAAATGAGCCAAAAACAAAAGATTAAAGATATATTAAAATCGGAAAATGTAACGTTAGATGATATTTTTAAAATTGAATTTGAGTATGAATGCACAACTGCACAATATGATGACGACGTTGGCTTAAAAATGGGCACTGCTTATCGCACAATTCCTGTGAGCAAAAAACATTTTTATTTATTCATAAATGACGAAAAAAGACAGCTAAAAGACATGCAACAAAAACACATTCAGGATATCATCATGGATTCGTTGTTAAATATTTATTTGGAATGGCTAAACACTAATACACAAATAAAGATAAATCGAATTATTAGGATTTACACAGAAGACAAAATCAAACCTACACTTGAGATAAACGAAGGTCAAAGGGGTTATCGGATAACCGATTTAGATATCACTAATAAGAAATGCAGAGATATGCTTTTACTTATTAAATCAATTAAAAAAGATTATCCAAATAACCAAATTGTAAATATTAGTGATGAAAGAATTGATCTTTTGGTTTTGTATGCTAATACACTAAGTAAAATAGATTTTGATAACCTTCATTGTGAACAAGACCAAATTGAGAGATATTTATATAAATTGACTTCCGCACTAGACAATGAAGACAGGGCAAATTTACTAGGAACATATGCTCGTTTTAGGGTGTGGTATATAACATATATAGATAAATTACGTAATTCTGTGAAAGGGAGAGTTTAAAAATGCATAAAAACAAAAAAAAGAAACCAAAAAGATATTAAAAAAAAGGAGTGTAAAATGCCATGCCATTATGAACATGATAGAAAGCCAACATGGTTAGATAGTTTTATAAATAAAATTTATAAAACTCAATCAAATTTGTGTAACCAAATAAATGACGAGCATATCAGGCAATCAAAAATAATAGTTGAATGTCTGAATATGCTTAATTATATTGTATTTGTTCAATCCACATGTGTAATTAAAGACCATAAATTGTCACAAACGTTTGAGGCTTATCGAGATCAAAAAATTAATTATTTAATTCAAGAAGCACAAAAAAACCCAACAACCGTTTATGATTCTATTGAGGAAGAAGCGGATTTTTTAACTCAGACATTGTGTTATATGTTGCGTCAATTAAGTAAACAACAGTTAAGCAAAGTAACTAAAAAGCATAAAGGTTTAAATTTGTGGTGGTTACAACATCAAGCAGAAGATCAAAAAAGGAGTATAAAAAATGGATAACATAGAAATGGCAATAGCGACATTGGAATCAAGGATGGCGAAGTCTTTAAAGGGCATAAACGATTCTATCGATGCACGAATTGCAACGTCAGTTAAAACTCAAATAGCTAATAGCATTGAGTTTCAAGTTAACAATCATTTAAAAGCAATTCAAAATATATCAGTTGATAAGGCATTAACTGTTGAGCAGTTGACCCGGTTATATCAAGATGTCTATCAAGCATTGCAAGATTTAAAGTTAAACACCAATGGTTATGGGTTGTATGAGCAAATGCAACAGTTGAACAATGCGTTTCAATCCACACGAGGCGAATTACAAACAGTTTCAAACAACGTACAAAAATTAATTAATAATAAATACATCGAGGCTGAAATAACAAAAGAGCAACTAAAAGCATTATATGACCAAACTAATATAAGCGCAGATGAACTTGCACGTCATTTTAAAATGAGTACGGTTGAAGTCTATAACGTTTTGAATTGCAAACGAAAAGATATAAAAATGAGAAATGAGTTTAAAATCTATTTAGAAAGTAAATTAAAAAATCAAAAAAAGGAATTACAAAGTGCCACTGTATAGTTTTAAATGTCAGTCATGTGAACACGTACAAGATAATTATTTTTCGGTTAATGATAAGAAAATAGTTAATTGTGAATCTTGCCGGAGTACAAATATGAAGCAATATTTTGGTGGTCACAATGTAGCAATTCATGGTTTTACAGAGTTTGACGACCCACGAGGCACAGGTGGAAAATTGACCATGAAAGAGATTAAAGAAATAGAGAAGAAACAAAAACTCGTATATGGGGGTCATGACGAACTCAAGCAAGAAGCAGACAAAAACCGGCGCCACAACGAAAACAAAACCAAAAAAAAACTGGAAGGCATTATAGATAAAAGCGTAAATACGCTTCATAAAAAGTATAATAGTTAGGAGGTCAATACACTTTTAGAATATAATAAAAAAATGATTAAAGATTTGGAAATTGTTAATTTTGACTTTTGTTTTTACACCATTGAAGACTATAACCTTTTTATATATAAGGATGGGATAGTTCCTAAGTGTGATGAGGAAGACTGGGTAGAATCTTATGATGAATTTGGCACTTTCTGGGTTAACATTAACTAATACAAAAAAAAAGGATAAAAAAATGAAAATAACAGAGTTTAATAAAATGGTATGTGAGAAAGAAGGCGGACAAAAAGAATTGACGATTGCACAAGTGTCTGAGGTTATGAAAATTGCTAACGAGTTAACCAATGGCGTACTTTATGGCGTTATTGAGTTGATGTCAACGCCAGAAAAAGATGTTTAATATTGTAGGCAACCTTTTAGGGGGGGTTGTCAACACCGTTGGTGATGTTGTTAAGCGTGATCAACAAATTAAAAAAATTAAAGAAAAAGGTAAACTTGATATTCAACAAGCAAAGGTTGATCTTGATTTGGCTAAATTAAAAGCACAAATTAAACAACAAGCTACACAGGCGCACAATGATATGACTTATGACATGCAAGTTTTGAAAAATAGGCGTGAATCGTTCATTGATGAGTTTATTATTTTAGGCTTTTTTGTCATTATGATACTAACGTTTATCCCGGCTACCCAAGCAACAATGGCCGAAGGTTGGAAAGCATTAAATGATACTGCTTGGTGGTTTGAATTTGGGATTGTTGGAATACTTGTCTCAACACTTGGACTTAAAGATGTGTTACGTATTTTTGTTGGTGGCTCCATAGATAAACTAAAAAAAAAAACGGTAAATGACAATAATAAAACGGTTTCCCGACTTCAGGAAGCCAATAATCTAAACCAGTCGAATTCGACCCCTTTAGAATACGATCTTATCTTTGATGTTGTTGATACGTGTAATGACCAAAAGCTAGGAAACTTATGTATAGGTGCGAATGTATGGCAGTGTACTAGTGGTGGCTATGGGAAAGGGCCATTGCCAAAGGGTATGTACATAATTGATAAATGCTACACATTAAAAAAAATAATGATAGAGAAAAAAGACAAAGACGGAAAAGTTATAATGGTTAATAAGGTTGAGGCTTACACAGGCAAAGAGTTTGCGTGGGTAGCTAAACTAAGTCCACAATTCGAAACAGATCGTACAGGATTATTAATACATCCCGATGGCAACTTACAGGGAACTAGAGGCTGTATTGGGATAAGTCAAAAAGAAAATGATATAGAGGTTTATAACTCAATTAAAGAGTTGTTAAAAGTAAAAAAAGAATTGATACTTTATGTTAATAGCTAGTATACTAATACAGTAATCTCATCTTACATATTGGCCTACCCACCTTTGTTTTTTGTGATCATGTTTTAAACTGGTAGGCCATACCTTAAAAAACTAAAAAGGCGAATAATATGAATAGAATACATGGAGCAACACCAAATAGACAAACACGTATAAGAAATACTGTTTATGTAGGTAATACATTAAATGGTAAAGCGGAGGGGCATGGGGTATTATGTCATCCTGACGGTAGCGGTTATTGTGGCGAATGGGTCAACAATAAAAGACAAGGTTATGGTATAGAAACCGAAAAAATGGGAACAAAGTACGTGTATAATGGGCAATGGGTCAATAATAAAAAACAGGGAAATGGGAGTTGCATATATAATAATGGCAATTCTTACATTGGGCGATGGAAAAATGATAACCCACACGGTAAAGGCATTTTTCAGTGGAAGTCTGGGGGGAAAGTTAAAGGGATATGGGTTGATGGGAAGATTGAAGGGGAAGCCCATTTAATTGATAAAAATGGCCTTCAATATGAAGCTGTATTTCGAGACGGGAAAGAACAATCTCGAACACCAATCCAACCCCATTGACTTTATAAAACAAAAAAGATATTATTTAATTAGTCTTTTATAGGGTGGCTCCTATGAATGCACTTTGTTCCAATGACAAAATACACAACTTTTAAGTGAGTATTTCTGAGTCACTCGCTTAAAACTGGAGTCACCAAACCTTTTTTAATCTTGATTATCTTAGTTATTTTTTATAACGTTTTACAATGTTTTGCCCGATTTGTTTTAAACGTCGGACAGAGTCGTAATTGCTTGGTATTGGGGCATCCCATCGCTTAAATTGCATTGCTGCTGGGGTAGGTCGCCCTTGTTTATCTTTTAAAGGTTGGCTTTGTTTTAAAATTTGTGTTGCTTTTCTTAATAGAAACTTGCCACGTGTCAGTTTGCGTGACGGACTAGCTTTACTAACATCCCTAACAGGACTAGCAACACTCCCACCGGAGCGATTATATTCAGCCATTTTCTTATTTGTACGCTTGTCATAGCGTTTATACTTTTCTTCCGCACTTAACATCACCCTATACTATTTATAAAATTAGGCACTTGTGGCATTTCAGGCATTGGCGGTTGTGGCATTGTTAGCCCTAAACTATTAGTTATAGTGCTAATTGCAAAGTCTTGTTGATCTGGAGGTAGCACGCCAATAAGATCAAAGATATCTTTTAAACTCATGCTTACGTTTTTGATGTATGCGTTAAAGTCTGGTTCTGGCAATGGCACTTGCGCCTGCTCGTCTTGTTCTTCTTTAATCTTGTTTATAATTGCTCTGTAGTTTGGATAATCCAAGGTGCGTAGTATAAGTTCTTTAACATCTGGATTATTAATATCTCCGAATATTCCTTGCTGTGCTAATTGCATGGTGGTTGCAGCGATTGCTGATTGTGATTGTGGCAATGAGCTACCAGCAGTTATTTCTACTTCATACTCACCAAGCGTTAAATCAGATTTAATGGTATCAATGGCCATTAATTCGTCTGTTTGCATGTCACGATCATAAATATTGATTTGCATTTCACCCATCTCGTTAGGCTCCATTGAAGCAAATTGTGTTCCACTAGCCATGCGTATGATTCTTGGTTGGTTGTAATATAACTGAATTAATACAACAGCTTTATTGCTAATATCAGTTAAGAAGTTTTTAAAATTCCGTTGCATTTCTCGAATGGATGACATTGGCGATTCAATCAAATCACGTACCATTTGACCACTATTAACACCGGTTGGGCGTTCACCTGAAAGCATAATCTCATTGATACGTGCTATTTTATAAGCATCCTGTTTTAAATCTTGTATGTGTTGCCTAATAATTTGGATATCCTGCGTTAGTTTATTGGTGACTAACATTGGTTGTGTCATTGGGTCACCCGGTTGGCTTCCAATAATATCGAAATTACCTTGAAAATGTCTGCGGTAGTTTTCAGGAACGATTAACATTGATTTGTATTTGACAATTAACTCTTGAAGTTTTGCGTATGCATTGGTTAAACGTGCTTGTATTTGCATTAAATCCTCAACGTCCCCTTGACCCATAAGAGAATCAGCTTGTGTCGGTGAGTAAGTTGCAAACGGAAAACCAAAGGGGTAATCAATTGGCCGATCTTCCAATATTTCCTCACCACTAAAAATGATTAAACGTCCGTTAGGGTATTTAAATCGTTCTTCCGTTTTCATTTCTTTGTCTTGTTCTGATTCATCATCCAAAGGAACAAGCACCGTATCATCTTTTAAGTAACATTCCCAAAGCTCAATATTATGCTCAGTTCCAGAAGGTTTTAAACTACCTTTGTTTAAATACATTTCACTACCGGTAGTTACACCGTTAGCGGTTACTTTACCAGCCACAACCTTGTTGGTAGGTTCACCCATGTCAATCGTTGCCGATGGGGAACTTAATTCATCAATCTTTTTAAGTATCTCTGGCTTATTTTTATATTGGTTGATCAAATCAAAACGACTTATAACACGCTTAACAAATATATAGTTACAGTTTTCAATACTCGTTGCTGTTGGTTCAGGGTAGAAATCTAATGGACTAACACGCTCTATTCTTATATCCCCTAACCCATTATTAATTGATTGGTTCCATATAACCTTAGCAATCCCCACGCCATATATTGACCCATCACGCATAACTTTTTGCGAGATGTTCGGTAATTCCGAACTTCTTTTAATGTTTTCCCAACAATCATTAAGAATGTCTGCGATTGATTCTAATTGTTTTAAGTTATCAAAAGTTTGATGTGATAGATTAGCAGGTTTAACGTTTGTCGTAATCATCGCATCCAAAGCAGTTGTAGCCTTAGTCTCAACGATTGGTTTTATGACGTTATAATATGCGTTACCCTGCCCAGTACTACCAAGCGTGGTATTTCCATCACGGTCAACGCCAGTAATAGGTTCAAACGAACCATCATAATAACGCTTATATTTTTTTAATTGCTTGGTGTTATGCCCTGCCTTAGCCTGAGACAATAAATTATTCAGGTATTTAATAAAGGGATTATCCATAGGCATATAATACAACTAGAATTTTATATGTTCATTATTTTTTTTTAAACATTTTATTAATATTTTTAAACATTTTGTTAAAAAAAAGTAAATGCATTTTATAAATTCGGAATATATGATTTTGGTATGGAATTAAGATACGGACAAGCATTACAGCTTAAAAAAGATATTGACCTGGATTTTTATTGTGACGGCATATTGCCAGCGGGTCAAATGGGATACCAAGAAACTCACTATAAAATCAAATTTGAACAAGCCACAATTATTTTGCCAGAAAGTTTAGTTTCTAACCTTTTTGAAGAATATAAAATTGAAGGGGATACTATTACGGATAGTTCTGATTTTGACTTAAATAAACTTAAAAAAGATGAATTAATTGAATTAGTTAAAACGGCGTTTCCTGATCGTGATTACAACGGTTTAAAAAAAGATGAATTAATTGCAATTCTTGAAGGGCCTACACATGCATAAAGATAAAAAAGATGGAATTATGATTGTTTTTGGTGGTTCAAAGCCTGATAAGGACGATTATAAAGAAGATAAAAAAGAGTATAAAAAAGATAAAACTGAAAAGACTGAAAAAGAGTCCAAGTTACAATATACTCTTGAAGATTTTGGCGGATATACGCCCATGTCATTGGTTTCAAAATTAGAGGAAGCCAAAGACGCAATAGCTAAAGGTAGTACCAAAGAGGCAATTATGGCTCTTGATTCTTGCATTGTTCGGATAACGGGGAAGCAGTTACCAGAAAACGACCCGGACAGTGCATTGAAGACAGACCCATTTTATGAACTCGATAGGATACTATCTTAAAAATATTTTAGGAGGAAACAATGGCAGAAGACATCCAAGCTGATGTTGCACCGGAGCAAGTCCAACCAGAAGCCACCCAAGTTACTTTTGGGCAAGGCGATAATACGGACACTTCGAGCAATGACAATGGACAAGTTGAAAGCGAGTCTATAAATTCATGGGAAGGGGATAAACGGTTTGAATCGCACTGGGCAAAAGACCCAAACAAAATGTACGAGTCATTGCGTTATCATGAGAAAAGACAAGGTGACTTCGACAAACAGATTAATGATTATAAATCTCAAGTTGAAGAACTCCAAAGATATAAAGACGACTATTCGCAAATTGAAGAATTGTTCAATCATGAACAAATGGGAAGTGAGCTTTTAGGAGTCATAAACAAATATAGTAACGGTGAACAAGAACAAGCACAGCCACAGCCACAAGCTAATGTTCAGGATGACAGGTTAAATGATTTGCTATCCTGGAAAGAGAGCATCGAAAAGCAAGCATTGTCACATTACGATACTCAACAGCAAAATGAAGCTTTTAATAAAATTGATAAATTAGCAGAGCAGTATGTCATTAATTATGACAAAGAGCAATTCGCTAACTATATGAATGAAGCACAAATCCCTAAACATTTATGGTTTGACGCATTTAAAGCACAAGCATTTGAGCAAGTAATGGCAAAACATGGAACACAATCAGCCGAACAAGCACTAAGCAAAGCACAAGCAACGCAAAGTGTGGTTACTGGTAGCAATAAGGTTCCTGTATCGACAACTGCCCCAAGAAATATTGATGATTTTAAGGCGAAACTTGATTCTCTTCTACCGGATTAAAAAAGGAGAATAAAAAATGGCTTTAACATCCGCACAGCTAGACGAAGTACAAGCGGTCGCACATAATGCTCTTGATAAGATTATGCCCGATCAATTTTTAACATCCTCTGCCTTTGGTAGCATGATGGCTAAAAAACCCAATTTGGAATATGTTTCAGGTGGATCAAAAATCCAGCAACCTGTACAAATTGCAGAAAATCAAGCCGATGGTTTTATCGACGGAAAGTTTGATGTATTGGATTTATCAGCTTCTCAACAACTAAGTTTTGCAGAATTTGATTTCAAATACCAAACCTACAACGTATCTATCACTCTTGATGAAATTACTAGAACTGGTGATACCCCTAACGCAATCAAATCACTTTTAGTTGAAAAGGTTAATTTAGCGGCTGGAACTGCAAAGCGTACCTATTCAAAACAATTACATGGTAACGGTTCAGGCTTTAACGGTAAATCAATCAACGGACTTGGTGACGTAACAGCTGCCTCTGGAACTGCTTATGGTGGTATTATTAACACAGATTTAGTCGACCCAACAACTTGGTTGACTGAAATTGATTCAACCACTAACACAATTAATTATGCTAAATTGAATAGTTTAGTTGGTAAATTAATCGCTCGCGGTCAAGGGGCAGGGGATGCAGGTGGTACATACGCCCCTGACGTTATGATTTCTAATTCATTTGTACAAGACCAGTTTTTAGCTTCTCAACAGACTCAGCAACGTTTCGCACGTGAAGACGATTTGAAGGCCGGATTTGCTGGGTGCAAGTTTCGAAACATTGACTGGTACGTCGATGACTACAGCCCAGGTTCCGCCGATGGTACAACAGCCGATAATTTTCTATATGTATTATCTACCCCAACATTTGCTTTGAAATATAAGTACGGTTTTGAAGGGAAAAAATCTCCAGTTGATTTTAACGGACGCATTCCTAACCAAGCGATTATTACTTCTCAGCATTTTATGGCGTACAATTTAGTATGTAGAGCGCGACGTTACAACGGCGTATTTAAAACTTTACAATCTTAATATTTTTTGAAAGGAGAAAACTAAATGTCTTACGTAAATTCAATCGATACTGATGACTTAACAAATCCCTCAAGCACACGTAAATATGAGCTAGGCGCGCGATATGTTGACAATTCAGACACTAACGCAATTAAAAAAGAATATGTGTATATTAAAGCACACGGTGCATTGACTCAGTACCAGCCATACCAGTTATCAGCGGTTAATACTGCTGGTGCGGAAGTATCAACAAAAGCCCCTGCAACTACTGCTAGTGGTGCAACTGTTGTTGCTCCTCAAGTTGCTGTTACTTCTGGTTACTATGCATGGGTACCTTTTAGAGGGATTGTAACTGTATTAACTACTGATACATTTGCAGCCGGTGACTATGCCGAAGTATTGAACGCAGGAACTGGTCTTAAATTAGACGGTGGTGTTTCTGGTTCAACTGCCGAAGGTGCAGGTTCTGTTGGAATCGCAACTACTGCAACAAGCGGTGGTTCAGCATCTTTTGTATTGTCAGGAAACGTTGTAGCGGTAGCTGCTTCTTAATAGTTTTTAGGGTGGTGGCCAAGTGCCACCCCCACTAATAATAAAATGGCAAATTACCAAGATATAATTGCAAACCAAGGGATAAAGTACTTTAAATCAACAGGAACAGGTACAGATGCAGACCCATACATTCCCTCAACGTCAACGGCTATTAGTGCCGATGAAGTATCTAGTATTACTAATTTTAATGTATCTATTGGCACAAGTAGCACTCAAGTTTTAGCTGCTAACAGTAACAGAAAATTACTAATATTGGTTAATGATAGCGATGAGCCTATTTATGTATCTTTAGGCGCAACAGCGACACTTAATAACGGTATACGCTTAAATGCAAGCGGTGGAGCTTTGGCATTAGATAACCCAATATTTAAAGGTGTTGTAAATGCAATATCAGCTAACGGAAATAAAACGCTAGTAGGTGCCGAAGGATGACTTACATCTACAACCCTACAGAGGGTGGTGGTAGCGGTACAGATAAGTTTTTATCGTCTTTAGGCTTTAATACTGGCACTGGCATTCTAACAGCCACCATGAACGATAGCGCAACAAGAACAGTTGATTTAGATGGACGATACTTAGAAGAAGTATTTGAAGACCCAACACCTCAGCTTGGTGGTGATTTAGACTTAAATAGTAGTGATATCACAGGTACAGGTAATATAAATATAACAGGCTCAGGCACGCTATCAGGCGACTTAACTATAGATACAAATACGCTATATGTCGATTCTACTAATAATCAAGTAGGGATTGGGACAACGACACTAGCGGAGGCACTCACTGTTAATGGCAACGTGGAAGCTGATATCTTTATTGGGGGATTACGTGGTGAGGTACAATTTAAGGCAAAGGCTAGCGAAGCAATAACAAAAGGTGACCCATTATATATTTCAGGGTTTGATGTAACCGGAAACACTCCTATTGTTGGCATTGCTGATGCAAATGACACAAATAAAATGCCGGCGTTTGGGTTGGCTGAAAGTACGGTATCTATAAATGCCTCAGTCAAAGTAGTGACCTTTGGCACTTTGTCAGGAATCGATACAAGTTCATTTTCTTTGGGTGATATTTTATACATTTCGGATACAGGCACACTGACAGCCACTAAACCTTATGGCGAGTCGTCGAAAGTACAGAACATTGGGAAAGTCCAACGAGTTCATGCAAGTTCAGGCTCAATAAAAGTAGGCGGTGCTGGTCGTACTAATGACGTGCCTAACCTCAACGATGGGAATGTGTTTATTGGTAATGCAAGCAATACATGGGAAGCTAGGGCTTTAACGCTCGATGATATCTCAGAAACTGCTACAAATAAGCATTTTACAGCTAGTGATAATACTAAATTAGATGGTATCGAATCAGGGGCAGAGGTCAATGTTAATGCCGATTGGAACGCTGTTAGTGGTGATGCCCAGATACTTAATAAACCTACAACAATAACAAGTGCAGAGCAAATTAAGCTTGGATATATATCAGTTACGCAGGCAGTGGACCTAGACACGATGGAATCAGATGTAACGACTAACAACGCCAAAGTGAGCAATGCCACGCATACAGGTGATGTTACAGGTGCCACAGCTTTAACGATTGCTGACGAGGCCGTAACCAACGCAAAAATGGCACACGTTGCGACAGGAACTGTTAAGGGCAGAACAACAGCAGGAACAGGCGATGTCGAAGATTTAACAATATCAACAACACTAAAAACAGCACTGAGTTTAGTTAAAGGGGATGTAGGTCTTGGGAATGTAGCAAATGTAGATACGACTAATGCAAGCAATATATCTAGTGGCACACTAGCAGAGGCACGATTACCAAGTATAGATGCGGATAATATTATAATAAGTAATTTAACGGTTACAAATCTAAAAGCTGGGGTGCTAGACACAGACTTAAACAGTGTTAGTGCAAGTCACGATACACTTGCAAGTGCTAAAGCTATAAAAGATTATGTAGATGCAAGGGTGCAGTATGCATTGGATAATGCTACACAATATTTTGGATAAATTATGACAAGTATTTCAGATCAGTTAGATAAATATAGACGGCGACTTGAAGATAAATATATTCACGACGACATGACTGCTAAACAAAAAACTGATAGAAAAATTGTCATAGATATGGGAATTGACGCTATGGGGTATGGGATACATGATTTTTCACAGAAAATTAAAAAAGACGTAAATAGACATAAATTAATATTAAAAGGCATAATAAGTGGAATAGCTATAGTATCAACTGCCATAATCGGAATTGTTATACAACATTTTTTAAGTTAAGGAGCAAATATGTTAGTTAGTGACGTAATAGACAGAATCAACACAGCAATAAGCGACGAAGACAGCACAAAGGCCACTAGCAGCCTGTTTAGCAATAAAAGAAAAGTTAGTCAGTTAAAAAACGCTTTGGATGTATACGCAAGTACCACAAAAGGCATTGAGGATATATTTAGTACACCTGTTAATACGTCAAGCCGAGTAGTTACAGGTCCAACAGATGCCATAAGATCAGAAGCTTACCGATTAGCGTTTATATGGCGCGATGGTCGTAAAAATGCAATGAGCTTCAAAGATTTGAATTACGTAACAACTGAATTTCCTTACAATACCTATGCAGGGATCCCACGATTTTTTAATGTTTGGAATAATGAAATAACCATTTACCCAGATAGCAATAATTCAGCACAGACAACAACGCTAAACGGTGCAATTAATGATAGTGCAACAACAATCACAGTGGCCTCAACCAATAGCTTCCCTGATTTAAATGGACGAATAACAATAAATAACGAAAAGATACGCTATACAGCCAAAACGGCAACAACATTTACCGGATGTACTAGAGGTATTGAGGGAACAACCGCAGCCAGTCATAGTAATGCCGATACAGTAACTCATAATAATTTTGAATTATTTTATAGAAAAAAACATTTTGTGATTAGTGTTGATTCTAATGACACGATATCACCTACTGATTTAGCCAAAGAGATGGAAATACCAGACGAACATATCGAGCCTATAATTGATTTAGTAGCTTATAGATTACTAATATTAATTGATGATTATAATAGAGCAGATAGATACAAAATTGATGCAGAATCATTTTATCGACGAGCTAAAAATGATATTGAATCCGGATATGGCGATGTAATGAAAGCCGGTATGATTGGACAACCGTATGACTGGGAAGTTAACAATATAGGGAGTACAATTTGAGTTTTGTAGTAGAATCGTATCAATCAAAGGGTTTAAGGGATGATAAAGGACGAAAGTTCGTATCACCTGATTATTTTTATAATATTGAGAATATGAACTATGACAACATTATAGGGTGTCAAAGAATTAAGGCGCCTAGTGTTGAATACAACGTAGGAAGTAGCCAAATTGATGGGGGTTATGATTATAGATACATTGATTCAGTAGGGCAATTTCAAAGTGAAAAAATAATTGTACAAGGTGGCTCAATTATTAAAGACTTTTTGACCAGTCCAAGTACTGTTTATACAGGACTAACAGCCGGCAAGAAATGCACATTCGGAATACTAAACGACAAATTATTTATTTCAAATGGATTTGATTATCCATTAGTTTATGATGGAACGTATGTTAAGGAAATGGGCGCACCTACTGCCAAAGATTTGCTTGTAGCAGGTGGTTTAACTGGTGCTTATTATTACGCCATGACGTATGTTATTGATGGTGTCGAAGTTATAATTGGAACTAAGTCAAATACAATTACCGTATCAAGCAAAAGCATTGATCTTGATTTACCGGTAGGCATAGCTACATGCACAGCACGTAAGATATACCGTACAGAGGCAGGGGGTAGTACACTCAAGCTACTAACAACTATTAGCGATAACACCACGACAACGTATCAAGACAATACGGCTGACGGCTCACTAGGTGTAAATATACCGAGTACAAATAGTTCATGCCCAACCCCACAGTATATAACCGTTAAAGACGAAAAAATCATTGGCGCAGTAAATGCCAATAGACCAAATTACTTGTATGTAACAGAGTTTGAAGTCGAAGTTTTTTTTAATACGTCTGGAGTTTATGATGTGTCAGGCGTAGGTAACGACAATTCACCTTTAACCGGATTAATTGAAGATTATAATCAAATCGTGGTTTTTTCAGAAAACCATATATATTTAGCGGATACGTCAGGCTTAACAACAAGTGTAAAACAAACCACGTCTAATGTAGGATGCATTGATGGATTTAGCATAGCTAGAATACCAGAGAATGACATATTGCAAGGTGGAATTATGTTTGTTTCTAATTTGTACGATGTTCGTATTTTTAGTGGAAATATTGCTACTAACCTTGCGACAAGCTTTGATAACTTAACAACAAATAATTTTTCTAGTGCAATTAATAAAGATAGTTTAAAAAATCAGTTAAAGGATAACCCACTAGAAGCAGCATTTTTTGATTACAAATATCATTTAATTGCTGAAACGTTTATGTATGTTTACGATATACGTATAAGTGGCTGGACAAAGTACTTTATTAAAACAACAAGCTACACACCTACTTATTGGCGGTTTTTTCAGATTGAGCAAACACTCTATATTACCCAAAAAAATGCAGGTATCGTTGAGCAAATGTACAATGCTTTAACTTATCGTGGGGAACAATTAACAGCATTTTTTGAAACACCTGAAATTATGGTCGGAACAGAGCAAAAATTTTATAAAAATTTATATGTGTATTATGATAAATCAGGTACAAATACGTTAACCGCAACAGCTACAATAGACAGCACAAAAATAGTAACAGCCACTATTACATACGATGGAGCGTATTATGATTTTGATTATTTTGATGAGGATTACTACGAAACAACTGAAGACGAAGAAGACTATAAAGTGGTATACATAAATAAATACGCTAATTGGATGAGGTTTAAAATATCTACACAGACACAAGCAATTATTAAGGGATGGAAGTTAGAAGGGCGAGTAATCCAATGAATGTTGAATATGTAACGCATGATGATATTGATGAAATTGTTAATTTTGGCAAACAATGTTTTAAAAATATGAAACTTGATACATTAGGATTAAAATACTGCAAAAAAAGCCATATTCAAAACATGAAAAGGTATATTAATACAGATACATATGTAACAATCAAATGCATGAAAGATAATTCTATTATTGGTTTTTTAGCAGCTTATGCGTCACCACAAATATTTAATAACGATCTTGGCATTATGAATGTTTTTACAATACAGGCCAAACCCGGTTTGCCAAGCATAACCAAAGGACGTGTTGTAAATGCATTTAGGGTATTTATTGAAGATATATGTAAAAAAGTAGGAATACAATTAATTAATTTTCAGGCAATGATTAGTAATGATTTATCGAAATATTTAGAAAAACATAACTATAAAAAAGGCGATATTTTGCTATATAAGGAGGTAATTTAGTATGGGAGCATTAGCACCAATAGGAATGGAGATGGGGAAACAGGCAGCGATTGCGGTCGGTTCGCAAATGTTAGCAAGTGAAG